CAGTGTTTAGGCGTATGATCCTGCCGACATCAGTTGTCTGGAATCCTGTGTCATCATTAATACCAGTAATGGAACTGGCAGTAATCGTGATTTTTGAGAACTTGGGGATGAACTTTTTATAGAATTTAAGTTCTGAGGTAATAGTTCCAGTTAGAACTTTTTCATCACCACCAATACTATCTGCTAGCTTGAATGTGTTAATTGTTGCAGCAATCACATAATACACGTTTGCTGCTCCAGCAGTCACACCACTTATGCCAGTTCCTCCTAAAAAAAAGACTCGCTGTCCATTCACAAGCGGATGATTAACCATTGTGAATATATTGGTTTCATCACCTGCATCTGTATCTACTGCATCCTTTGAAATCTCTCCGATAAGTTGATAACCATAATCCTTGTAATAAAGCTTCCGTGTCCCCGTGCCTGCATCTGAAAAGGTTACTGCGGAGCCACCAGAGGATGCGCTGATCTGAAACTCATCAAGGGTTGCACTGATTATGTGATAGTCAGTAGCGACGCTAAGCCCATTAGGTAGATCGTTGTCGCTGGCATCATCAAACCGAATAACATTATTGTCGACAAGTCCATGATTCGGGATTTTGAATTTACTATTTGTTCCACTATTATGATCAATATTTATATCAGCAAGCTCTGCAATCAGTGGCCGGTCAGTCTCTACTGAAATACTTTGCTCAACTAGAAGCGTGGTATCCTCAGTATTCAGTGGCAGGTAAGGCCCATCTTTTAAAGTCAGATCAGCAAGTGTCCAACTGGTGTCGCTCACACGCTTGAGTTCTGCAAACGCATGGTTTGGATGTGCAATGAAGAGGACATCAGCAGATTGTGTGAAGTAAAGATCATCAATCTGGCCGACTGTGTAGCTTGTGGTCTTCTCAAGTGGTGCTTGGACAGTATGAGTGCCGGAGCCTGAAGCAGCACTTAGATCAAACGCTGCACCTATCGTATTGTCTGCTAGCGAAAGCGTGACATCATTGGTGCTTTTGGTCTTTATGAAATAGCGCTGGCTTGCAAGCAGCCCATTCGGAAGCGATCCAGAGGATGAAAAGTAGATGTCATCACCTACGCTGAGTGCAGTGCCAGATGCTAGCGTGATCGTGTTGGTGCTAGCATTCACACTGGAAATCGTGGTCACATCAGTCGTGACTATTGCATCTTCACGATAAAACCTGATGTAGCTTGCACCAAACTCTAGGATATAGCTCTGACCGCTGCCAAAGTTGAATGGAACTAGCCTGACTGCTCCATTATCCTTCGCACGCGATGTGTAGAAAGTCCCAGGCCGGCGTGCAACCGATCCTTGAGGAAGTGGAATGTAATTTTGACAGATTTTTAGGCTGGAACGATACGAAGGGAGATCGACATAACCCTGCATACGTGGGCTGATCTGCCCATCTGCAAAACTGGTTTGAACGCTTTGAACGCGCGCCATTTAGAGCCTCGCTTCAATAAAAACATCACTCCAGAGTGTGTCAACGTAAGCGCGCTCTGCTGAGTCTACTGAGCGTGCTTCTGCTAGTGCAGATTGATACTTTCCAAAAAGATTGTCGCGCAACTCAGGGCGGCCGGTAAGCGACTCAGCAATTTCAGATGCGAGTCGCAAACCTAGCGCCTGAATGATGAGCGAATCAAATTCATTCGGGTCTGTTATCTGTTTAATATATTTGAGCTTCAATGTTGTTGAGTCAGTGACGATTGAACCGTTCTCTATTCGATAAGGTTCGTCCCAATCTTCAACATCTAGCACTCGCAAACAGTCGCTGGGCAGCGGATACGCATAAGTAAAGCCCCAGGTCGGTGCAGTGTCCGACTGAGCTAGCAGCGTGCGCGTGACAGCACAGGCCCATGTGTGAGAGCGGAGGACTGCATCTCTTACATCGTTATAACGAAGATTGCAGAGCCTCGCCCTCTCGTTGGTATCTGACAAGCTGGATATCTTCTGGTCGCCCAGATTGCTCAGGGCGATGTTACAAATATCAACTACGCTTGCCATGTTGCGTGTCAGTCAACAGTGTAATAAATCATACACTTGACCGTCTTGGTGTCTGCTAACGCAGCAGTTCCAAGAGTGACTTTCACATCCGACAATGCTGTGGTTTTTGTCCCAGCAGCAACAGCACCAAAAAGATGCGCTACACTGATGGTTGCCGTAGCAGCCGCGCGCAGCGTGGTTGCTCCCACTGTAATTGCATACGTGGAAGAACCTGAGTTGTTATGCTGAAGCACACCATAAAGCAATGTTGCATTTGCTGGAACCTTGCCCAGATAAAGCACATCAGTTGTGCCGGTTGCGCCATCAGCCGTATAGCTGTCATAGCACACTCGTACTCGCCCGCCCCATTCGGCTACATCAACAGCGGCAGGAACCGTGCCGGTAGTATCTCCAGCCCCAACAGGGTCTTGTGTGGTGTAATTAACACCAAACAGATTTGCCATAAGACTCCTTAGTGGCTAGGGGTTAAGAAGGATCGCAAGCAATCTCAACCACTCGCTCTTCTTCCAACCTGACCGCACCGATGGTCATGGAAAAATAAACATAAGTGGAAAATCGCTTGTCAGCGCGCTCGGTAATCCGTGCGCGGATGTCATCCCAAATGCAAAGGCCAAGTCCATCACGATGGAAGGCGATTACTTGATGGTCGCTAGCACTGTCTGTGGTGATAAGCTCAGACCTGATGAACTGGAAGCCCATGAAGGTGTTGATCTCGCCACTGACCAGCGCGCGGACACTGTTATAGTCTGCACTGGCAGCACTTACACCACCGGCAGCAGAAGCAGAAGCAAAACTGGAATCAGCCAGTAACTTTGCTAACTGCAAAGAATTGGCAACCAGGAACAGATTAGGTCGCCCGCCCATATCGTAATCATCTGCTTCGCCCGCACCTAAAATCCGGCGTGCTTCCAGAAGTTTACCAACAGACAAGCCTACATCACCTGTTGCACCGTCATAGGTATGGAAATCGACTGCAACCTTTTGGCCGGAGCCTAAAGCCTGCGTGCCAGTTCCAGATTTGCCGGTGTATGCAGTTCCGAGTGCTTCTGTGATTATTTTACTGTCGATTGCTCTTCCCATTGCATACGCGGCGTTGACTGCGTAAGGAGAAGTGGGATCGATCAGCATGCGAACTTTGTCCGCATCGTCTATCATATCGCCCCAATCATACGAGATCGGCGTTACACGCCTACGGTCATGTGGGGTGTCAATCAGCGGAGAGTCTGCATGGCGAGAGGTAACAACTTGTGCCGTTGTAGAACCAATTCTTTCCATGTAAACTTCTTCGCCACGTTTGCCGGTTTCAAGCCGGCATGCGTTACGCAAACGACTGCCTTGTTGCTGCACAAGCAGCGACACGTTATCGGCATATTGTTTGGTAAACGCAGTTGTTATCTGCGTGGACATAGAATAACTCCAATGTCAAAGGTTCAAATCCCTTGCACAAATTTGGAGTTATCCCGAACAGTGGGGTTCCGGCCTGCTAGCTACCTGGGCGCTCGCGCGTTATCCTCAAGCTTTGCTTGGCAAGCAAGGTGGATGAAATCGTTTTGTTTTATTATAGCATCTTCATGCTAGTGCATATATTCATATAGATCAGACATGCGTTTTACTGCTTCACCATGCTTCGGATGATATGCATCATTATATTCCTTCATGAATTCAGCATCGGCACGTAATTCAGAAAGCCGTGACTGTGCAGAAACAGGTGTCATCCCGCCAAGGTTCTCGCCTGCACCTGAAAGCAGAGAATTATCTTCAGACAATGATTTCCCGATTCTACTGAAAGTCTTGATTAAGCCTGGATGATTTCCAAGACCACTTTCTTCCAGAAACTTGACGGTTTCAGCATCTCCGTACTGGAGAAACGCGCGCCGTGCTAGCTCCACGTTTTTATTATAATCATCTCCGAATTCCTTCTGAAGCGACTGCTGGTAATTAACCTGCTCCTTCTCATAGTTTTCACGCATGCCCTCGGAATGCTGCTTGTTCTGATCAGCAATATAACCCAGAAGATCGCGTGCCTGATCCTTGTTAAGACCAATCTTGTGAGATGCTTCACGGAAATGATCTGGTACTTCACCATCGAATTCGTAGCCACCTGGATCTTCAGGCCGCCCTAGTCGATTGTATATTTCGTCCTTGTCTGTTTCGCTGTTGACACGCACCAATTCTTCTCCAGGCGCGCCTAACTTGCGTACAGCATGAACGTATGATTTTGCTAGCTTCTCAATACTGTCGAAGTTACGCAGGCTCGGCTCGTTGGCAAGCTCGCCTGGAAGACTGTCAGGATCAAATGCTAGGGAACCAGCAGCACTTTCGGGTTCACCTCCACCACCTAAAATGGTGTTAGGTTCCGGCGGTGCTTCAGTATTCGTTGTCGAAATCGTCTGTTCTTCGCTCATAGGATTCTCGCTCCATGCGTTCCAGTTCTGAGGTACTGATATTAAGATAGCTTAGAAGGTCTGCAATTACAGAACGCCGGCCATCATTGTAGTGCGTATAGTATGGATCTCCAGGGACTATGCACGGTGAGAAGATGAAGTTGCGTGTGCATAAATTCTCTAGCACGCGCTTGCCATCTTCTGTTTCAAAAACTCTTTCGTATAGAGCTTTACGCTCCTTCTCCTGCCGCTTTAGCATCTGCTAGTTGTGCTTGAGAGCGATTGCGCTCTGCCATTGAAATAAGATTGTTCGCCTGTGCAACTGCCATTTGCTCCTGTAGCTGTTGCTGGCGTGCCATTTGTTCTGCTTCTGCTTCCATCTCTTCCTGCATCTCCTGGTCTGTTTTAAACACACTTGGAGGTACACGGAGGATCTCTGCTGCAAGCGTTGCCACACGCCCGATGTCAAGCCTTCGTAAGATATTCGGGTCGATCTGTGCCATTGGTGTCAGAAACTGCATCAACGTGTTTATCGATGTCAACTCGCCGGTGCGCATCGAGATCCCAACAGGATTCGTGTACTCAATATTGAAGTTTGCTTCAATGAGTGCTTCTGGAGGCTCCGGCATCATGTTGTTCTTGATCATGATGTTCAGGGTGCGCTCCACAAGTGGCCCCAGAAACTCGACTTCCTGCCGTGCTACAATCGGCCCCAGAATCGAAAGCCGATCCCGCTGGCGTTGATTGACTTCGGTAGCACTGAATCTGAGGACATCACCATCTGGTGCAACCGGCCCAGGCAACTCCAGCATATCGAGATAGAAGGCTTTGTTGATCGAGTCTTTGACCATTGCCATTTTGTTCTCGTTGAGATCAGGCCGCCCGCGTGTCTCCAAAGGAATGATCCTGTCATTTGGTGAAAGTCCTGCACGGAAGAAATTCAACCCTCCAGGGGTCGTGCGGATTGGAGACAGGAAACCATCATCAGGAACCATCAATGGTGGATCAGTCATCTTGGCGAGTGCCTTCAGCCCTAACTCCTCCATTTTATTACACATTTTAACATCTGCAAGTGCCTCGATTCCTGGCCCGCGCCCGTATATTTCTTGACTGTTTCTCTCCCAGCGGCTGCAAACGTACGGCAGATTTTCATATCCTGAAACATTAACGACATGCTTCTCATCATACGGACAGATGTAGACACTCATGTACGGCATATTATCTGCGCCGGCTTGCCCGTAAGCACGCTCCTTACGTGGTTTGACAACATGCAGACAGTCATATTTCGTGTACTGCTTTCCTTCAGTGAATGCTTTACGCACACTCTCTGCAACTGCTTCCATACCGAACTCTTCAACAAGCTGCTTTGCAGTCATCTTGACCTTGCGGTAGACCGTATCCACACGCCCTAAGTAGTTCACTTGCAGGAAACACTCTGCTAGATGAAACGCACGGAACATCGGCCCCACTCCAGGCTGATCATGAACCATCATCACGCCTGTTCCAAATGCTCCAAGATCACTGTAATACTCGTGTGCGGCAGGATGAAAGTTTGCTTCCGGCTTATTGAACATCTCGGCAGCACGCCGCTGGGCTTCCTCAAGCCACAACTGCACTTGACGATCCTGCATCAGTTCAGGTTCTACTGATAACCGAAACCACGGCATGCTAGCATTCGTGAGCGTGTTGTGAATGCCACTTGCAAAACGCGTAAGCGCACGCACGCCAGTTCCTTCAAATATCTTGGAACGGCGCTTCTCTCCAGGAGAGTAATTGGAAATAAAATCAGCACGCCTTGGAATCATGTACTCGGCAACCTGCTGCCAGTAATGTTCCCAGTTCTGACGGTCTGACTCTAGTTCCTGAAATTCCTGTACGAGTTCCGTGACAAAATCACGCTCGGTTTGTTCAGACTGTTCCACCTAAACCTCTTGCTTGTCCTGTTCCATATCCAGAGCCGCCAGTGAGATTGGTTTCTGCACGGCCATATCTTCCTGCTAGCATCCTCCGAATTGCATCTAAGCGTGCGCGTTCTTCTTCTGCTG